AAGCGTCTCCTCTTTTTTTAGCGGACCTGTAGTTGTTTCTTTACCTTCAACCTTTAGCTCGGAAGCTTTAACAAGCTTCGCGTCAGCAACAGACTTAGCGACAGCAGCATCTTTAGCGTCAGCAGTAGCCTTAGCAGCCTTGTTATCGGCGTCAGCCTTAGCCGTTGCAGCAGCCTTGGCATCAGCAGCAGCCTTAGCGTTAGAGGCGTCACTAGCGGCCTTAGCGTCTGCAGCAGCCTTAGCATCGGCGGCAACTTTAGCATCGGCGGTAGCCTTAGCCGCGGCAGTATCAGCGGAGGCCTTAGTATTTGTTGCGAGAACAGCGTTTGCAATATCTTTGTTTACGTCAAACCCACCAGCAGTATCTTCTGTTTTTGCTTCGGTTTTAATAGGAGTACCGGCGTCTTTTGAAGGCTCTATATTTTCATTGCCAGTTATTGCGCCTAAAATATCTTTTTTTGTTTGTTCAAGGTTAGGAGTACCATACCCCATACCAGTTGGAATAAGAGTTCCAGCAACATCTGTTTCCTCTGCCGTAGCCGGAATAAATGCTAACCCTTCCCCGCCCGCTGGTGTATATGCGGCTAATTGTTGCCCTACCTGTTTGCCATAATCTTTGCTTTTCTCACCACTCTCAATAATCGCTGCAAGCTCTTCATCTGTCTGCCCTATATCAGCCTCGGCTGTTTTAATGCCACCCTTAGTGATGCTTTTTTTAATGTCACTGCCTGCAGTAGAAACTAATGCGCTACCGGCAGCAGCAGAAATGTCCCCGCCAGATATAGCGGCAGAGGTAGCAGCAGAGGCCGCATTGCTTGCGTACTTAGCCGCCTTGTCAAACTGCCCAGGTTTAATATCTTTTACAAAATCCCCAATAGTGTTCCCAGCAGCAGAGCTGCCTAACGACGCAGTTAGATAGGTAACAAACGACTCAGCCGCATTTTTACCACCAATAACTGCAGCCGATAGAGCGTTACCAGTAGCTCCAGTTACCGCGCTTGATATTTGATTAAAGCTTAGGCCAGTCTGCGACGCCAGTGCGTTCATCCGGTCAAAGCCAAGGCCAATATCGCCACCACCAATAATGTTGCCTGCGACATCCGTAGCGTTAAAGCTAAGCCCACCTAATGCACCGCCTATGACAGCCGATTTAAGGATATCCCCGCCAGTAAACGCAGCAAGGCCAGCGCTCAACGCAGCATTGCCAACAACCGCCGCAGTAGTCCCGCTTAGACCAACCGCCGAACCAATTGCCTGCCCAACGCCTGGGAACATCATTAGCGCATAAGGGGCCACCTCAGCAACGAACCCGGCAAAGCCGGTCCCCTCACGCTGAGCCTTAAAGAACTGCGGATCACTAATCGGAACTAACTTATCACCGACCTTTGTGTAAAGTACCTGGGCATGGTCGGCCCCTTTAGATCTAGCCTGAGAGACTAAATCTGGAGTAAACGCGCTATGCTCACCGCCCTCAACTAAGCCGGTAACTGCATAGAAGTCCTTGTATTTATCATTGACGGCAGCTTTAAAAGCATCATCATCAAATACCTTCTGCTTAGCGCCGTATTGAGTCGTTGTCTCTTTATAGAAGTCGTCTTTGTTGACGCCAGCCCTCTCAGCAAACTCCCAAATATTGCCTTTAGTGCCTTTTGACCCCATCGGGCCTGCCTGATCATACGTAACGCCTAAAGCGTCAAGGCCTTGAGCAATCTTCCCTGAGTAACTGTCAAGTGCCCAGCCAAGCTTATTGTCCGCGCCTTTAAGATCGCCAGAGATAACATTAGGGTTTAAAACCCCACCGCCCATAACCTGGCTTGATGCCTTGTCTCTTTGCTCAGTAAGAAACTTATCTACCGCGTTAGCGTCAAGGTTCGCTACGCCCTTCGTGTAGCCAAACTGCCCACCGGTGCCGAATAGGGTCTTACCTGTAGTTAAATCTTTGCTGTAATCCTCAACCTTAGAATAATCAATAGGCGTATAAAAGGTATCGTAAAACTTAGATAAATCATCTACGGTCTTGCCGGTAGCCAACGCCATCTGTTCTAGTGGAATATTGTTTCTTGTCGCATATGCAGCAACCAGGCCTGGGCTATCTTGATTGGCATCAAAGTAGCTCTTAACGTCCTCAGCGGGAACAGTGCCGGTGTATTGACCTATTGTTTTCTTTTCTAACTCAGGCTCAGCAGCCTTTCGCCAAACCTCTTCCTCTTCCGGCGTAATCGCATTGTCTGCGCCGATGGTGTTCAGCCAGTACTGGAAGCCTTGTGGGTCTGCTAATTTGGCGTCTGCACGACCGAGAACGTCGGCATATAGCGTACTTAACTTGTCAGCAGCAGCCAGCGGGGCACCGGTCGGTGTCGGTGAAATTGATATAGGGCTGACCGTTGGCGATGGCTGACCTAACCCAGTAGGCGCAGCAGGGCCGGCAGTCTCAGCGGCCGTAACAGTCTGCTGCTGGGCAGGAGTAATTGGCGTTGGCGAGTACGTTAACGGGGCAATGGTAGGCGCAGGTTTATCTAAGCCAGCAGGCGCAGCAGGGCCAACAAAAGACGTTGTAGGGGCTACAGTTAAGCCACCTGTTACAGGAGCAGCGGTTACCCCGCTTACCGTAGCAGCACCTACCCCACCCATAAGATTTTTAGGAAGCTGCACGCCAACCTCAACTGCAGGCAAACCACCGGTAGTAGTTGCTACCGTCTTTGCTGGAGAAATTGCCGCGCTCATCTCTTTTGCAGTTGGAGGGCGGCCTAGTTCGCTCGTTAACTGAGCCTGTTTTTCGCCATAAGTAAGAGCCATAATTTACCTTTACGCCACGCTAGGGTTGATGGCGCCTAACAATGCAGATGCCCAATCAAACCAGTTATCAAACCCAACGGGACCCGGAATACCTTCGTTCGTGAACACGTCAATCGCCTTCAACCCACGAGCCCACTCGGTCCAGTCCATGCCCGGCGTAGGAATAGCAAGTTGATTCGCCGCGTACTGCTCAACCATCAGGCACGCCCAAGAATCAAAAGTATGATACCGAGGGTCATAGACAAGCGGAGGGCTGACGCCAATGCTCATCATGATCCGAAACCTCGAACGTCGCCAAGGTCCGCATTCAACAGCAACTTACCTAATTGATAGTTACCACCAACAATGTTTGAAATGAACCGCAGGCGTAACTCCCGGCGCTGCTCCTTCATGTCAATCTTGCCAATGTTAGCGTCAAACACATACGGAGTAGACTCCTGGTCATCACCCTGTGCAAATGGACGTCCGGTCACAACAAGGCTCATCTCACCTGCCATAACGAAGTCAGGCTCAACGCGCTCTAAGCGCAGCCACCGGTTAGTTCCAGCCGGAGACATCTCAGCAGGACCGCCGCTAACCCAACCAAGGTCGTTGGTCTCAAAGTAGCTCTCAATAGCAACAGCGTTCTGGCCATTCACATAGTCAGTACCGTACTCGTTCTGGAATATTTCAATCAGATCTGGCTGCGTGCTAAACGTTAACAGCGCTGTGCCGGTCGCCGTAGCGTTAGCCGTCATCGTGATAACCATCGTCCAAATAGAGGTAATGGGTATCGAGAATCCAGAGCCACCACCTAAGTCAGCATCGTCAACCTCAAGCACGTCACCAACCTCATAGACAGCGCCAGGGTTTACGATTGCGACAGCGGTCACAACATTGCCGGCAACAGTAATATTAGCAGTCCCGTTAAAGCCGCTGCCGGTTATAAATGGAATATTTAAGTACGAACCGTTTACATAAGCAGATCCGGCTGTAATAGCCCCAAGGCCGTTAATGCCGCTAGTTGTAACCGTCTGCACCTCGGTGCCAACAGTAACCCCCGTCCCGCTAATAATCTGACCTACGATAGCGTCTGGGTAGTACGTCGCGGTTTTAAGATAAGGGGAGCCATTAATAGTGGCAAAACTTGCCTCAAAAACAGGCTCTGATACCGTCGTCACCCAATCGGCCGCGACAGGGAATGCAAACACCTGCGAGAAGTACCCAGCAGAGCGTCGGGCGCCAAGCGCTTCTCCAGCGTCATACCAAGTGTTCTCACGAATATTGTAGATAATCGCGTCGTTACATTCAGTGGAATCCCCTCGCGGGTAGTACCACCAAACCTCACCATATCGAGGTACTTTTGTTACCCAAACCTTTTCCCTAGCGGCATAGTTTAAATTATCAAAAAAATAGTTCTGGTTCATGTTGTTTTCAATTTCCTTAACCGTACCGTTGTACAGAAGGAATCGATCAACGCCGATCCAATAATAGATACCGTCGTACTCAATCACGCACTGCGACGATAAGATTGAAGTCTGGCTTGAGATAATGTCGTAACGCCAGAAGGTCGGAGCAGAAAAGTTAGCCGTTCCTGCAATGCCTAACGACTGAGGGGCATAGGAGACGCGTATAAGGCTATCCAAGCTCCAGAACAGGCCTGAGGGGCTGTTAGAGCCGCCACGCACTGGTAACCCCTGCACAATCTTACCTGTGGCCACGTTGTTCTCGTTAGCGTCTGCGGAGACCCAATCCTGCGCATTGCCGGCTGAGCAGTTTCTAATTACGCCATCGTTGCCGTAAACAAAGACGTAAGGGTGCAAAACTACAACCCCCCCTGATACGCTGACGTTATTATTAAAGGTAGCCGTCACCGTCGCACTTGCGGTTGCATTAGCAGACAAGGTAACCGTCGTGCTAACAATAGACAAGACCGTCGTGTTAGCAGGTATACCGGCACCTGTCACAGATTGGCCAGCACCTATTAAGGTATTAATGGCCGCCAGGGTTACCGTAGCCAAGCCGTTTGTTGTCGTTACACTAGCCGTAAAAACACCAATTTGAGACAAGGTCGTGCCCATAACATCGCCAATTAACACAGGCGTGTTCGTTGTGTTATCAATCACAGCCAAGTTTTGACCTGGGTGAGCCACAATCGTAGAAAGGCCAGAACCGGCAACATCATAAAACCCGTCAAATTGCCAAAGGTTCAGATCTGATGGCGTAAAATTATTTAACGTAAAATCTTGAATGCCAGAGCCGACACCGTTACTGTCAATCGTTAGCGTCTGCAGGCCGTCACTGTACCCGCTAAAAATATAGGTAAGGCCGTTCCTTGGATTAACCCAGATACCCCGTGATGGGCCCGTGAGCTGAGCCGAGATAACCCGGTACCCGCCCATCTTACGAGGGCGCTTACGCTGGAACCTGACCCACTTGCCGTCGGTATAGTAGGCCTTGTCAAAAAGCGTCCCGTCCCGCTGAATGCCAGCGACAGTATCAAGCGCAAAGACTTTTTGGGTCATGTGAAGACACCACCAGCGATACCGCTAGGAATAGTTAAACCTGAGGCCGCTAAGGTCATCTCATTTACCCCAAGAACAGACCAGCCAATCTCCCCAGAGCCTGGGCGGTACATACCGGTATTTGTTTCAGAGGCGAAGTTAAGAGATGGGTTCACAACCGTTCCATCAGACAAAGACGAAATGCTTGCCCCGGCGCTAATTGTTGTCGCGTTATAAATATTTACCGAATCGCATAACAAAATAACCTGGTTGCCGGCAGGCACAACCGCCGTATTAGAGCCAGCTACGCCAGTTGTGAAGGTAATATCGTAAGGGCCAGGATCCGTGGTCTGGTTAGAGATGTAGTAAACCTGCACCGTCTGCGGGATCTCTACCGTCACCGCGCCGGTCAATGTCCCAATATACTTCTGGACAACGTTAGCGGCCTCCGCAGAGGTCAAGGTATAGGTGCCGTTCGTTACCAACTTCGTTAGCTGCGTAAAGTTAAACTGCGACACCTTACCTAAGCCAACCGTAAAGTACGCCGTTCCAGAGCAGCACACAAAGCAAGAATCAGCAGGCTGCAAGCTAACCGATGCAACGTCGTTAATATTTCCACTAGCCGGGGTAACCGCCAATGAACCGGTGCCTCCGTTGCGCACCAATACAAACCAATCGTTGCCCAGGGAGGCAGGCGTAGGCATGGTAAACGTACCAGCGCCGCCGTTCCAGATGTAACATGAGGCCCTGTCGGCCGCTACAGCCGTATAGTTAGATGAGAACGTTACCGTACTGTGCGACTGGTTTAAGGTCGTTGAGATGGCCTTTAAGCCGTACCCGGCTAGTACCGCCGCATCAGCCGATGAAGTCCCGGCGCCGAATTGGAAAACGTTCCAAGTGCCAGCCTCGTCAGCATTGTCTGTTACGTAGATATACTGGGCTTCCCCAGGGGCAATCGCAACAATGGTCCCGCCATCAAAGTCGGTTACCGTAAAACTAAAATTGCCGACGTTGTAAATCATCGCATCAGTGCCTACCGATGTCTGATTCGCCGGCGGCATGATCAAGTCCCACCCAGCCTGGCTAGGCAGAACGTCCATAATCCTCGCAGCCGCACCGTCAGCCGTGGTGCCGTTAATTGGCCACTCTAGCTGTAGATCCGCGGTTAATTCTATGTAGCGATAAGAAACGTCCGTCGGCTGGACTACGTTTCCTGTAAAGGGGCTGTTATATGACATAGTTAGGAGTCCAATGCGACGGCCTGACGGTCGGCTATGCGCATCGCATCCTCGGCCTTCAGAGTGTTGATAATAAGGTCGTACTGAGCCTGCCACATAGGCATCCGGTCATCGTTCTTCAAGAACGGCATCGACTGCAGTAACGTCCCGTACAGCATGGCCTGCGGGGCATAGGTTGTGAACCAATTAACCTGGTTAGTTGAGCTCAATGGCTGAACCCGCTCGTAGTAGATGACCTCGAAGTTATAGTCAAGGTCAGGCGTAGGCGCCACTAGCCAATGGGTGTAGTCGTAGTCAGAGTAAAACTTCGGGACTTCCGTCTCGCTAGGATTCGGCCAGTACTCCCGCAGATACTCAGGCTTGCGCAACAGG